CTCAAATGCCTTGTGCAGCTTTTTGTGCTGAATGGCTATCCAGTCTATAATCTCTTCATTCTCGGCCCATTGGTCAATGTCGTTGCTGTTTTCAGCGAGACCACTTTCGTACATGAACGCATGGATTATTTCATGACGCAAAACCTTTTTCTCAACCTCTGCAAGATTTTGTTTCGTATCCGGTGTAGGATCTCCGTTGTCTTTAACCCATAGCGTTTTTGTGGACGTGTCGCAAATCCCGCCCGATCCACCGAGCAACGGGCATTCTTCATCTTTGGCGTGGCGGATCGTATACTCCGTCCCAAGGATATTTACATGGTCATTCATCAACAGCCTCTTTCTCGCCGTACTCCGTGACCTTATCCACGGATCCATCCTGTTTGTGGATATACAGACGCGCCTTTTCCTCTTTAGCAACGGTGATGCCCTTCTTGACTGCTGCGGCTTTCGTGTCGTACTCCGCAATCAGGCGGCTGTCAGAGGCGGTAACAATCCATTTATCGGCCTTGTAAATAACGTGTATGCGCATTAGTCATTCACCCCTGGCGTTGTCCATGTCCGCTTCTTGGTGATGTCTGCGGTTTCAACGATCGTCTGGTTCGCGTCCACATTGATCTCCGCAAGCGCAACGCCGCCAGCCGGAGTTGCCGGAACCGTGCCGCCGTCCTCGTGCGCGACGGATTCGGTGGCTTCTCCGTTCGTGATCTCGATGTCGCCAGTTACTGCCGCCTCACCCGGTGTGTCTAGCCCGCCGTCAGAGGTTTCCGTGATAACCAACACGCCAGCGCTGGGGTTTGTCGCCGTGTAAATCGCCGATAGTACAGCGTTCGCGTTCACGAGGTTATACAGCGCCGTTGCTGTTTCCGTTACGCCTGCGCCAGGGACAAATTCGTCTGTTTCTGCTGCAGGCTTGAGCGCAGTAAAGACCTCGCTGTTGATCTCTACGGTATCCTTGTGCGAGGCGTTGACAGTTACCGTGTAATCCCTCGCCCCGGCAACTGCCGCGTCGGACGTGGTAGCGTCGCCGTTCGTGATCTCTACGGCTCCCGCATAGGTGGCAATGCCCGGTGTGTTCCCGCCGCCTGCGGACGTTTCGGTGATTGTGATAATTCCATCACCGCCGGAGGTAGCCGTATACAAGGCGTGGAGGGTGGCGTTCGCATTCACCAGATCGACCAGAACCAAAGCCGTAGCCGTAGCGTCTACGCCGGGAACAAACTCATCTGTTCCCGCGCTATCCGCGACAGCCGTAAAGGTTTCGCCATCAATCGTGATGGTGTCGGCTGCTTTCGAGGTATCCGCTGCACCATTGGTGATCTCTACGGTACCATCAACAGATGCTTCGCCCGGTGTGTCGCCAGCTCCCGGTGTGTCCTCGGTCACAACAATAATGCCATCGCCGCCCGTGGTTGCGGTATAGAGCGCCGAAAGCGTGGCGTTTGCGTTGATAAGGTCAATCAGAACAAGCGCGGTTGCTGTTGCGTCGATGCCGGGAACAAATTCGTCCGTACCAGCGCCGGAATCCACGGCGGTGAAGGTTTCTCCGTTAAGCCCGATTGTATCAGCAGGTTTTGAAACAGTAGGATCGCCGTTGGTAATGACAACAGTCCCGGTGAACTCTGCCGCGCCGGGGGTGTCCTCGCCGCCTGGTGTATCTTCCGTGACGGATATAACCCCGTCACCGCCCGTCGCGGCTGTGTAGATTGCGCTTAATACCGCATTGGCATTGATGAGGTCGATGAGCACCAAGGCCGTAGCAGTCGCATCAATACCGGGCACAAATTCGTCTGTGCCTGCAGCTGATTTCAGCGCGGTTATTACTTCCGCGTCAATGGTAATCGTGTCTTTGTGCGAGGCGTTGGTAGCAACTGTGTAAGACCTAGCACCAGCGACGGCAGCTGTTGAAGTGTCTGGGTCGCCGTTCGTGATTGCGATAATGCCCGTCGGAACCATTGTTCCGGGAGTATCGCCCGCACCGGGAACTTTTTCAGTCAAAACAATCACACCAGCGGACGGATTCGTGACTGCATACAGCGCATCAATGGTCGCGTTCGCGGCAAGCGCTGCAGCAAGGTTCGTCGCACAAGCCGCAATAGTTCCCGTCTCCTCGAACTCGTCAGCGCCCGGAACTCCCGTTACGCATGTAAGCGTTTGTCCGAGGATTGCTACCTCGTCATCCGTTTCTGCGCGGTCAGTAATGGTATAGGTACGCGCTCCTGCGATCACGGCAGCAGATACGGTCGGGTCGCCATTGGTAATCTCAACGTCGCCGCTTACTTCTGCGGCTCCTGGCGTATCGCCTGCGCCTGGCACTTTCTCGGTCAGCAACACTACGCCATCTTCGGGGTTCGTCACGTCATAGAGCGCGGACAGAGCGGCATTCGAGGCAAGGATAGCGGCCAGCGCCGTTGCGGTCGCCGTTGTGCTAACCCCGATATTAAATTCATCGGTGCTTGGCGTGGTTCTGATTGCGGTCAGGATTTGCTCCTCGATCGTGATGGTGTCATCCTCGGCGGCGTTCGTTGCAACTGTGTAATTCCTTGCGCCTGTGCGAATATAATCGGGGTTCACTGTGAGGGTGTACTGGCGAGCGCCCGCGACAACCGGCACAGGGTTGACAGCAACGGTGTAATCGCGTTCGCCTGCAATGGCGGCTTTTGATGCTGTTGCCGCCCCGTTGGTAATTTCGATATCGCCTGCAACGGCAGCTTCTCCGGGCGTGTCAAGCCCGCCTGCGCTCGTTTCAACCAGCCGGACAACTCCCGCGCTTGGGTTCGTGACCGTGAACAAGTCGGTGATGTTCGTATTGGCGTTCAGGATATTATACAAGGCCGTAGCCGTTGCCGTCGTGCTCACGCCCAAGTTGTACTCATCCGTACCGGGGGTTGTCCTGATCGCGGTGAAGGTCTGACCGTCAATGACAACCGTATCGCCCTCGGCGGCATTGGTTGTGATCGTGTACGAGCGCGCTCCAGCGACCGCGTCGATCTCAAGTATGCCGACAACGTAAGTCGCTACGCCTGCGGCGTTCTTGTAGATCAGGTCAATACGATCTTCCACCGTATCGGCTGCGGGAACAACCTGCGAGGTCAGCGCAAGCACATCCTGCCGCGTTCCGTCGGCCTTGTAATACACGCCAGCCGACATGTTTACAGTCATGTCTGGGGTTGACTGCGCCGTTACCTCAAGCCCGGACAAAACGCCATATGACGTTTTTTCCAGCAACTGATTGTGTACCTCCCACCAGCCATTGCCAGTGACAGGGTTTACGTTCGCGTTGCTGTACTCGTACATTCGCCCGGTATCAATCTCTTTTAGCGTTGCGCCATCTGCTACCGCCTGCGTAGGCTTGGTATCGGTGGACATCACCTGATAATAGCCTTGCGTCGTTTCCTCGTTAATGCTTACTCTTGCCATGATTATTCCCCTCCGTTGTTCTGTCGTGCCGCGTCGATCTGTGCCTGCAGCTCATCGGCTGTCGGTAGTCCGCTCGCGTCCTCCGCGTCCATGTCCTTCAAAAGATCGTCTATTTCGTCCGCCTGAATGTACGGGTTCAGCTCCAGCGCTTTCTTGCGGGTGATGTCGTCACGCATGAGCGCGATGTCCTGCACAACCTCGCTGTCGTTGGTGATCGCCCTGCGCTTGAACTTAATATCCTCGGTTTCAACGCCATTCAGGAAAAGCACCTGCTGTACAAACGTAAACGCCTGCCATTCGTACATGTCGGCTTTGAGATTGAGATTTGCGGTTGCGGCCTTGATTGCGACATTGGTCAAGCTGCCGCCGGTGAGCTCATCCATGTCCAGCGCCATGTAATCCTGATATAACTGTTTTTTGAGCAGATCAAGCGCGGTCTGGCGGGCAAGGTACGGCACTTCGATCGTGTGCGGCTCTGCGGTGCTCTGGCCGTTCGCCCCGGCTTCGGTGTAGGTCGCTTTAATGCGCTTGATGTCAGCCAGCATGGCGACGATCTGATCGGTTGTGCCGCCGAAGTTGTTGATAACCCAGTAAATATCATTCGTGCGGTCCAGGTTGTCGCCATAGTCCGATAGGATACGGTCGTACAAGTCGATCTTTGATTTGATGTTTGTGGATAACTCGCTGCGGCAAAGATCGTTCGCGTAGAACGGGATGATCGGCAGGGTGGAGTAGTTCGTGCCGCCGACGGTTTCCGTACTTAACGCATCCTTGCGTACTTTCTTGATATACGGCTCTTTGGCTGTGATTTCCAGCGTCCGCGCTTTCGCTTTCTTGTACTCGGTGATACCGTCGATTTCAAACAAGCGGTAATACGTCGGCTTTTCATCGTCCAGTTGCCAGAACTGAATACCAGCCTTTAGTGACCCGGTTTCTTCGTCGTACAGTGGAGCGAACCCGCTGCGACTATCAGATGCTGCTTTCAGCGTTTCCAGGTGGTCCTTGTTCCAGAACCCGAAGCACACGCCCTGCACTAGCGCGTTGCGCCCGATCTGCTGCAATGCGGTGTCAAATGCCTTGCCGAGCTTGTTCTTCGCCGAATCGTCTTGAAGCTGTACGCCGTTGCCTAAAAGGAACTGGTTCTGCTGGGTGACGAAACGGGAAAAGAAGTTGCTGGATACGCGGTTGCCGATGATCTCAACGTTCCGGGCGGTTGCCTGCCCGTTTTCTCCTTTGACAGCATCAAGCGTCATTACAACCTTGCTCATGACCTCCGGGTTATCCCCGGCAAAGTACATGTCCGCTTCCAAAGCATACAGAAAATCAGCGGAACCCTTATAAGCCTCGACGATCTTCTCAACCATCGTGCTTTTGGTTCGCGCTGATTCCCAATCTTGGAACGTGTATTGTGTAAACACTGCGTCAACTCCTATTGGAGAGGCAGTTCTTCGCTCTCGCTGTCTACTACGTCAAGCTCTGATACCCTGGTTTATCGAGGTTCCTTGCGACACAGGCCGCGCTGTCTGGCGCATCGTCGTGCGCCGCGTCCTCGGTGTAGTCCATGATCTGGTTCAGGTATTCCGGGTCAGTGCCCTCTATCCATACGATTTTAGGCCAGTACTTGTACAAATACGTGGAGATTTTCAGGTACTTGTTCATGTTCTCGGAGTACATCCGGGTTACCATGCCGAGCTTCTGCATATCACGAGCGAGGTAACCTTTGTCTGCGTTGATCTCGCAATGGATAGGCGCACACCGGAACCGCTTGCAGATCTCCGCGACCTCTGGTAGCCGATTGCCTACATGCCCTTGCCACAGCTTGCCGTACATGTACAGCGTTCCTTTGTCCATCCGGCCAAGCGTTAAAGCGGTTCCATCTTCCCCGCCGTATGCAGCGTCTATGTGAGCGATGCCATTATACAGCAGTTTCTCGTCTGCGTCAAATTTCGGCGAAGTGGAGAACAGTGCGTTTTCGGCGGCGATGTGCTGTAACTCGTAGTTTGCGGCGAACAGGGAAGGGGTCATGCTGCGGTCAGATCGTAGCTCATTGATCTTTTCCTTGGTGAGTATCCCTGTTTCTGTGTACGGGTATCGCTTCACGTTCGGCATTCGGCTGATAGCATCGTCCTTGTGCCAAGGTGTTCCGGTATTGAATATCCTGCCGCCGTCAGTGTCCTTGATGTTCTGGAGCTCCATGTACAGTAGCTTAATCCGTTCTCGCTCTGCGCGGGAAATCCTATCCTTGAGGTTGACTATGTCGTCCGTAAAAATGATATCAACATGCTTGCCTGTCGGCATTCCCACAGTGCCGTATCCGCGTAACTGGGTTGCGCCCTTTGGCCCGATGTGCAAGCTTATCTCAATCTCTGTCGCATTTGCCTTGACTATAACGTATGGCTTCCCGTAATGCGCGATTGCGAATGTCTGCATCTTCTCGGATTCAAGTATCTTCTTAACTTGCGCTATGATTTCTTTGACATCATCGTCCGTTTTTCGCATGACGATAATGTTCTTACGCGGCTGCGTTACCATGATGAGCGCGATGGAGAACGAAAGGCAGGTGGTCTTGTAGCTGTTGCGGTGTCCTAGTAGCGTTTCGTCAACGTCTGAATAAACCATGTCGAATATCCAGTCGCCGTTGATATCCTCTAGCCGATCAAACCCAATATCACGGGCGAGCATGATCGGGTCATTTAGAATCTCTTGAACGGTTTGCTTTTGCACGATCAACCATTTCTTTCATTTCCGCCTCGGCTTCTTCCTGGGTTTTAGATATGGTCACGTCCAGCTTGTCGTTAAACATTCCAAGATGCCGGCCAAGCTGCTCTAGCGCCTTTCCTTTGTCGTGGAACTTGATTTCACGCTCTAAAATTATATCGTCGCTATCCTTGTCTGTGCGAAGTGTTTTGGTTTTGACGGTAGATACGGCTGCGAGATCGTCCTCTGAAAGCCCGTCGAGTAATCCGCCGCTTGCATCATCCAGTATTGTACCGATGTTTGCAAAGCCGATACGGGCAAGCTCCCGGATGATCTTGTCTTTGGTTACCCTGGTACGCTCACAGCACAATTCAAGCTCATGCTCGATCGCTTCTGCGATTTCAAGTTTTTTCAATAGCTGGTGGCCCATTGAATAGGCAGTATTTTTACAGTATCCGGCTCGGATCGCGGCCTGCGTGGCGTTGAGGTCTATCTTGTATTCCTGCACAAAACGCCTTTGCATTGCATTCACGATCTCACCTCACTCTATATTAAGTTACTTACGTATTATAAACGTATATATCATACTACCGTATATAAGATATGTCAATACAACAAGTTGCCCTGCCTCTCCGTCAGTACTAACGTTCGGCTTACGGGCCCGGAGCCAGGCCACACAACAAATGGGTTTCTGTATGCAAAGCCTTTCGGCTAAACACCGTTATAGACCGCCTTTCTGCCTTGCCTGAAACCCGCAAACGCGGTAAAGAGCTTGGCAGCTACGCAGGCGGTCACCCGTCCGGGAGGAGCGGGCTGGGCTTATAGCCCTGTGATTTCACTGTTATTATACGCGCTCCGCAAATGCTTGTCAAGATAAAACTATATTTATTTAGCTATTGACATTACTATTTATATGCTGTATCATATGAAATGGAAAGGGGTGAACCAAATGCCAAACATCGGAGGAAATATCAAACGGTTGCGGGAAGCAAAAGACCTCACGCAGGAACAACTTGCCAAATTACTGCAATGCACGACAAGCACGATCTACGGATGGGAAAGCGGAAGGCACAAGCCAAGCCGCTACGGAAAGGCGAAACTCGCCGAAGTCCTCGGCGTTACCGTCGAGGAACTGGAGAAAGGGGAATGACATGAACGGAGTTATCGAAGCCATTCTCCTCGCCGCCGCGTTCTTCTCCATCGTCATGCTCTGTATGCGGCAGGAAAGCCGCTGTTACTGCGCCAAACAGCCCCGCACGTTCGCGGAATTAAAGAAGGAGGATTGAAATGCCAACCAAAAACCGCATCCGCGTACTTCTCGCCGAAAACAACACCAACGCGAAGCTGCTTACGCAGCGGCTCTATGACGCTGACGAAGTCGCAATGAGCTACATTGTGAACGACCGCGCGTTGCCGACTAAGCGCGATCTAAACGCCATGACCGCCGCGCTGAACTGCGAGACGAAAGACCTGTATGACCTGAACGAGATCGACCTGGCGGGACGCAGAACAATAGCGCTGACGGCAGAACTGTCCGACACTCTCGACCCTAGCGGCCTTACGCCCGCCGAACGCAAGCGCCTCGGGTTTGCTAGCCACGGCCACGACGGCATGGAGCGCGTGTACATCTGGTACCCGCAGGGCGGCAAGGAAGCGCTGTTTGATGTTATCAAGCAACTAGACTATCCGTCGGTCGCCGAGTGGTTCCGGGATATGGCGCGGATCACGTTTCTCAAGGCCGCGAAACTGGACGGGAAAACGCTGCATGAAGCGGCGAAGGGAGAAAGTCATGAATAAGAATGAACTTATCAAGGTGCTGAAAGATCACAAGAAATGGTTGAACGATGAAGATGGCGGTATCCGTGCCGACCTGAGCGGTGCCAACCTGAGCGGTGCCAACCTGTGCGGTGTCAACCTGAGCGGTGCCGACCTGAGCGGTTCCGACCTGAACGGTGCCGACCTGAGCGGTTCCGACCTGAGCGGTGCCAACCTGAGCGGTTCCGACCTGAACGGTGCCAACCTGCGCGGTGCCGACCTGAGCGGTTCCGACCTGAGCGGTGCCGACCTGCGCGGTTCCGACATCGATTTCTCGTGCTGGCCGCTGTGGTGCGGCAGTCTTGGTGTGAAAATCGACAAGAAAATATTCACGCAGCTTATCTATCACGTTTGCCGTGCCGTTTGCGACGATGAAGAATGTAAAAATATTCAGGCGTCGCTTGCCAAGTTTGCCAACGGCTTTCACCGCGTAGTTGAGTGCGGGAAGATTAAGGAGGCCAACCATGAAACGCCTAACGATTGAGCAAATGACGATTCAAAACTTCAAGGGTGTGACCGATCTCACGGTCGAGTTCTCGCCCAGCGTTACCCGCATATCCGGTAGGAACGAAGCCGGAAAAACCACGATCCCGGACGCGTTCTGCTGGGTGCTGTTTAATAAAGACAGCAACGGCAAGACCCCCGGCACGGACGATTTTCACGAAAAGCCGCTGGACGATGCCGGCAATGAAATCCATAACCTCGATACGATGGTCGAGCTGCGCTGCAAGGTCAACGATCTGCCGTTCAACCTTTGTCGATTACAGCGCGAAAACTGGGTCAAGAAGCGCGGAAACACCGACGCGGAGTTCCAGGGCAATACCTCGCAATACTGGATTAACGGGGTCGAGGTCAAGCTCTCGGACTTCAAATCCCGCATTGCGGAGATCGCGCCCGAAGATGTTTTCCGCGTGATCGGTATGCTGAGTGCGTTCAATGCGCTGGACTGGAAAAAACGCCGTGAACAGTTGCTTGCCATGACAGGCGATGTGACCGAAAGCATCCTGAACCGTGACGAATACGCGCCTATCACGATGGAGTGCGCGAAGCGCGGTATCGATGTGGACGATCTCCGCAAAGTCATGACCGACCAGCGCAGGAGCATCAATAAGGAACTGGACATGCTGCCCGTCCGTATCGACGAAGCCCGGAAAGCCCTGCATGATGTATCCCCGGCCGATCTCGCGGAAGCGCAGAAAGAGATCGCGGACGCGGAAACCGAGATCAAGCGCATAAACGATGCCATCCTTGACGCACGGGCAAATTCCGCAAACGAGAAAGCGGAGCGTGAGATCGTCGACCTAGAAGCCGAAGCGGTATCCTTGAATCGGCAACGCGCGGTTGTGCATTATCGGCAAAAGGAGCTGCTGCAATCACAAATGACCGATGCTCGGGAATCCCTGCGCCGGGCACAGGCCGAAAGTGAGGACGCGGAACGGCTATATGCAATGCGCGAAAAAACGCTTGAAACCTCCAAGACCACCAAGGAAGCCCTCAAAAAGGCGTATACCGGCGTGTACGAAAGCGCATATTCCGATGATATCGTTGCCGACACCTGCCCGACCTGCGGCCAGCAGTTGCCCGCCGACGGCGTGGAAGCCGCGCGCAAGTCCGCGAAAATCGCGTTTGACACGCGCCGCAACCAGAAGCTCCTTGAAATCCAGGCGCAGGGGAAGGACTGCGCAAACCAGATCAAGGAACTGGAAGGAATGCTCTCCGCGCTCGAAACCGACCGCGCGAACGCATCCGAAGCCGTCAATGCAAGGCAAGCAGCATTCGACAATGCAGCGGACGCATGGAAAACATACCCTGCCGCGCCGGACTACGACAAAGAGCCGCGCCTTGCAGAGATCGCCGAACGGATCGCCGGATTACGCTCCGCGCAAAAGGACACGCCAGAGGATGCCGTGAAAGACCTGCAATTCCAAAAGACTGTTGTCGAAACCAAGATCACCGATTCCAAAGGCATCATCGCCCTGCACGAGGCGGCGAAAGCTACCACGGCGCGTATCCAGCAGCTTACGGCAGATCAAAAGGCCGCCGCTTCATCGTTGGCCGAAACAGAAAAGCTGCTGACGCTGATTGAGCGTTATGTACAAGCCTACTGCTCCATGCTTGAGGAAAGCATCAACGAGCTATTCCCGACGCTGCGCTGGAAGCTGTTCGACACGCAGATCAACGGCGGGATCACGGACACCTGCATCTGCATGGTTCCGTGTCAAAGCGGACTGATACCCTACGGAACGGCCAACACAGGCTCGAAGATCAACGCCGACCTTGAGATCATCAACGTGCTATCCAAGTTCTACGAGGTATCCCTGCCCGTGTTCGCCGACAACTGCGAGCGCGTGAACAAGCTAATTCAGACCGACGCGCAAATGATACTGCTGGCCGTTACCCTTGACCCGGAACTTAAGATTGAGAGGGAATGAAGATGCCTGAACCCAAGAAAACCACAACCCAAACCAAAACTACGAAACCGGCCGCGAAGCCTGAAACCTCCGTATCCAAAACCCAGCCGTCCGCAAGCGAACGCTTCACCGGCATGGTCATGGCCGAATACCAGAACGTCGTAGGCGCGGGCTTCAAGGGCTTCTCTGACCGCGAAAGACGTCTGATCGGGAACTACTTTATCGCTATCGACCAGGCGCTTGCCGCCGCCGAACAGCGGCGCGGCGAAAAGAACAACCTGCAGTACTCGTGGCAGACCATCAACCTGCCCGCATTGGCAAAGGACCTCGCGCATTACGCGCGCATCGGCCTTGATATGTCCAGCAAAAATCACCTGTTTGCTATCCCCTACAAAGACACCAAGAACAACCGCTACACCATGACACTCATGCCGGGCTATGAGGGTATCCGCTACCAGGCGTTGAAGTACGCGCTTATCCCGCCCGTGAGCATTACCGTGGAGTGCCTGTACGATGCCGACACGTTCAAGGTATTCAAGAAAGACCGGAACAACGCCGTCGAAAGCTATGAGTTCGTGGTAAATGACCCGTTCAAGCGCGGCAAACTCGTGGGCGTGTTCGGATACCTGGAGTTCGAGCAGGAAACCATGAACAAACTGCTGGTGTTCACGACCGCCGACGTGATGAAGCGCAAACCAAAATACGCAAGCGCGGAGTTCTGGGGCGGGCAGTCTACCGCCTGGGAGAATGGTAAAAAAGTTGAGGTCATGATTGAAGGCTGGACTTCGGAGATGTACGAGAAAACCATGATTCGCGCCCTGTGCGGCGACAAGTACATCCCGCGTGACCCGGAGAAGATCGACGCGTCGTATACATTCGTACGCGCAAGGGAAGAGCAGTTCGCCGAGGAAGCAATCGAGGCCGAGGTGCTGGAAAACGGTAACGGCGAAGAATTGACGCTGCCGGAAGCGCCTGCGAAAGAGCCGGAAAAGCCGAAGCCCGCGCCCGCCCACATCCCGGACAGCAACGAGCCGTTGCCGTGGGCTGAACCCGCCGCCGAGCCTGTGCCGTTCACGGAGCGCGACGCGGCAGACCCGGAGGATGCGTTCTGATTGACGGAATGACCTGACCGTGGTATAATATTGTTGTCGGCTTTGAGTTGCGGCTTAGCCGAGAAACACACATCGCCGACATACCCCGTCCGCAGCCGCAACCTGCTGGACGGGGTTTTCTTTGGAGGGCAATATGGCAAAAACGGACATGACGAAGGCAATAGAGAAATCGCTTTTATCGTACAGCCCCAAAATAATGGGCGGGAAAGCCATTAACTATATTCGTGGCGCGTCAACCGCTTTTGAGGTGGTTGTAGAATGCGGGACAACTTCGAGCGGTATCGTTGATTGCATCGAAGTCAATGAATATTTCGACAAAGAACCGCATCCTGGCTGTTATTACGGCGCGCACTTTGCACAGTATAGCACGGAAATTAAGCAAAGGATGGCGGATCGGGTGATGCTTGCGAATGCGTGCGATAGAGGGCACAGACTAGCACAAGAATTTCCAACCTACTGTGATTGTACGTCGTGCCATCTGAATAGGACGGCATATACATATTTCCCGCATATCATGATTGCGTGCCTTGAAATCAAGATATCCGTTGCGGACTTCAAAAGCAAGAACGGACATAACTTTTTCGGTAACTGCAATTTTTACGTTGTTCCGTCCGATATATATAACGCAGTCAAAGGCATAGTTCCTGATGATATCGGGATTATTTTCTACACGAAAACCGAAAGAAGCGAAGGGTTAAGAATGAAAAAGGATTGCGCATTCAAGGAGATCACGCCGGAGCTGTTGTCGTGGACTTTGCTAAATGTTTTGAAAAAAACGCGCCGCGATAATTGGAAAAGAGGATAGAATGAACCTGAACGTCATATCCACTGGCTCACACGCCAACCTCTACGCGCTCCACGCTGGCGATCAAACCCTGTTGCTGGACGCTGGGGTTTCAGGCCGTAAGCTGATAAACAGCATGCCTGACTGGAACAGCGTGTGCGGATGCCTGGTTACGCATGAACACGCCGATCACTCGCGCGGCGTTCCCGACCTGCTCCGCATGGGCGTTCCCGTCTACGCTTCGCAGGGAACTATCGAAGCCATACGCGTGGATGCCGATTTAACGCGATTGAAGCGCATTCAAGCCCTGCTGACGTTCACGGTAGGGGAATTCACCGTCTTGCCGTTCTCAACCAAACACGACGCCGCAGAGCCGCTAGGCTTCATTGTGCGGTATGAGCCTACGCAGGAAACGCTTCTCTATTGCACAGATTCGTACTACCTCCCGCACACATTCCCCGGTATCAATTACTGGCTGGTCGAATGTAACTACATCGAGGACATCATCAACCAGCGCCTTGCCGAAAGCCCCGAAACCGCGTTCCTGCGGAAGCGTCTGATGACCTCGCACATGAGCTTAAGGCGGTTGCTGGACGCACTAAAGGCAAACGACCTTTCAAAGACCCGGATGATAATTTTAGTGCACCTCAGCGATTCCAACAGTGACGAGCGGCAGATGGTTTCCAGCATCCACGCACAGACCGGGATTGAAACCGTCGCGGCAACCAACGGCGCGGTGATCGAGCTTGAGCTTGCACCGTTTTGAAAGGGGCTTAATATGTTACCTGGATACCCACGTCGGCTCCGCGTCCTCGCTGATCGCTTGTCACCAGCTCGGCTTTCAGTATTGGGGCTTCGAGCTTGACCCTGACTATTACAAGGCGGCGAGCGAACGGCTGGAACGCGCAAAGGCGCAGGTGTCAATGATGGATATCGCCCCATCTGCCGTCGAGCAAATAACCCTGTGATCGTGAAAATAGGTGTTGACAACCATTATATTGTTGTGGTACTATGATATTAAATAAAAGGAGGTGATGTATATGCGACCTCGTAACAAAGCCATGCAGAATGAAATGATTTGATTCGGCGGCCCCGGCCTTCACAACAGGCCAAACAACCGCCCGTAACTGGGCGGTTTCATGCGGCGGTAGCTCAATGAATGCAAGAGCGCTTCGCCTACCGTATAGACGATAGGGGAATATATGCGGGTTGGAATCCCGCCCGCCGCATCACTCACTATTATAAACTGGAGGTGCTTCAATGAAGCCCAATATGGACTTGCGTTTCTACGCCAAGGGTCACGGCGTTGCTATTTGGCAGATCGCACAGGCGCAGAGTATCCATGAAAATACGTTGCTCATGCGGTTGCGCAAGGAGTTTCCCGACGAAGAAAAGGCCGCGTTCCGCGCTATCGTTGACCGGCTCGCGCAGGAAGGGAAGTAAGAAGATGGATAAAGTGATGCGTCCGGTATGCGGCGCCTACCTTGCGACAACCAAAAGACCGCAAAATAAGGCTCTGAATGAAATGACAAACGAGGATATATGTGCAGCCCTGAATGATACAGTCGCACAAATGGAAAAAATTGCGTC